TGAACATTTAAAAAACTATTTTAAATATTTATTTATTCAAGCTAAAAATTATATTAATACTCATTAAAATGTCCCATTATTCAGTGAAAATGGTGTAATAATTTTTCAAATATCAGATTCCATGAATCATCTATATTTAATAATTTTCTAATACTAACTTTACAATCAGTTATTTGGTTCCACTGTTTGATTATCATTTTTATATACTATTTATAATATTATACTGTTATGTATCTAAAAATCAATTTTATGTATGTAAAAAATTGAAACAAAAATACTTAAACAATATTATATTTTTAAGTATAAATTATATAACAAATGATAAATTTTGACCATATAAGCAAACTTAATAAATATATTGATGATATGGATTTTGATGATACAACAACATTTCAAAGCATTATGGGTGATATTGATAAATATAATAAAAATAAAATTCAACGCATAGAAAGTTGCACTAATAATTTATGCGGAAGTGTTAGAATTATAGAAGATTATAGTAATGGTATTGTGGTTTGTCAAGATTGTGGTCAAGTATTAGATGGAGTTGTAGATATAAATCCAGAATGGAAACAATTTGAGGAAGAAGATAAGGCTAATGGAAGATGCGGATTACCAATTAATAAATTATTACCACAATCATCATTAGGAACCACAATCTCTGGATATGGTAAAAATAGATTAAAAACTCTTCATGGTTGGAATTCTATGCCTTATACGGAAAGAAGTCTTAATAATGAGTTTAAAAAAATACAAGATAGATGTTCAAAAGCAAAAATTCTTAAATGTATTGAAGATGATGCAAAAATTATGTATAAGATGATAAGCGAATGTAAACACAATAAGGGTAAAAATACTGGTAAATTTATTATTACTCGTGGTATCAATCGTTTGAGTATTGTGGCAGCATGCCTTTTTTATGCTTGTGTGAGAAAAGGTATGACACGAACATCGAAAGAAATAGCATCTTTGTTTGATATAAGTTCTGTTGAGATGAATAGAGGATGTAAAAGTTTTTTAAAATTATTAAAAATAAGAAATTTTAATACAAATATGGGAACAAGTAAGCCAAATCATTTTATAATAAGTCATTGCAACGAGTTGCAAATATCTAATCAATATATTGAACAAACATTAAAAATTGTAAGAAATATTGAGAGATTGAATATTGCAAGTGTGCATACTCCATTTTCAATTGCTGCAGCGAGTATTCTTCTTATGGCAGATACTAACAATTTAACTCATGTAACAAAGAAAAAAGTATCTATTAATTTTGATATTTCAGAAGTAACTGTATCAAAAACTTATAAAAAAATAGAAAAATATAAAAATATATTGATTGATGATACGATGGTTGATAATATTTTGAATAAAATAGCAGATGATGCGAATGATGCATCTACATCTCCAGAAATTATTGAAAGAATGAAAAAATTTGGAATGATTGATTCAGATAATGTGGATATTGATATTTCAGATAATGTGGATATTGATATTTCAGATAATGTGGATATTGATATTTCAGATAATGTGGATATTAATATTTCAGATATCAATATAGATAATTATAATATTAAAAAAAATATATCTGATTGTGAGAATCTGATACAAAAAGTTTCTCAAATGAATATAAAAGATAATATACAAATTATTGATGATTTTGTAAGTTTGAAACATCAGATACGTCAAAATACTAGAGCAGATACTTAAGCTTTTTTTATTACAATATCATTAAAAAAAATTAAACTATTTTTTATTGCAGCATCCATATTAAAATACTTATAATTAGCTAATCTACCTATAAAAAATATATTTTTTGATTCCTCTAATTCAGCTAATACTTTATATTTTTCATATAGTTCTAAATTTCTTATATTTGGAACTGGATAATATGGTTCTCCAACATCATTGGTTGTCTCATATACAACTACTGTATGAGGAGATTGTTGATTTAAAAAATGTTTATATTCGACAATTCTAGTATATGGGTAATCTTTTGTTGGATAATTAACAACAGAATTTGGCTGAAAATAATTCATGTTTTTGATAACTTTAATATCAAAATCTATACTCCGATATTCTAATTTTTCTAAACCATTAAAATATGAATCAATTGGACCAGTAAATATTATCATCCGATAAATATTATTAGTTTTGATATATTCAAAATAATCAGTATTCAACTTAACTGTAATATTTTTATTTGCTAACATATTAGTAAAAAAATTAGTATATGATACAGAGGGTAATGCTTGATATTTATCAGTAAAATATCTAGTATCAAAATTTGTTCTTACTGGAATTCTTTCCAATACCGATTTATCTAATTCATTTGGATATTTATTCCATTGCTTGAATGTATAGTCTTTAATAAGTTTATCATACAATACTTCACCTACTCTGGATTTTGCCATCTGTTCACTATCTGATATAGTATCATATGATACTTGATTTTCAGATAACCATTTAGATGCTTCTACTTCTGTTTGTAATTGTTCATTACATAATTCATTTATTGTTGTTATATTGACAGGTAAAGATACAAATTTATTATCAACATATGATAAAACTTTATGTTCATATCTTGTCCACTCACTGAACATATTTACATAATCCCATACTTCTTTGTCATTTGTATGAAATAAATGTGCTCCATATTTACCCATAAGAATACCAGTCTCTGGATTATAATAATCATAACAATTACCACCAATATGATCTCTTTTATCAATAATTGTAACCGATTTACCTAATATATTGGCAATTCTTTCAGCAACCACTACTCCAGATAATCCACATCCTACTATCAAATATTCTTCCATATATACAGGAATTAAATAAAAAATTGATATTTTAAACACATATATTGATTAATATATTAGAATATTAAAAAATGTTATATAAATTTTTACTTCCATTCATATATGCATTAACATTTGCTATTATAGAATTAGTATTTTATAGAATAAAATATGGTTATTATCATACAACCTTAGAACAATTTATATTATCATTTGTATTTTCTCCATTTATGATTCAAATAAACCGAACATATAATAATAATGTATTATTTGTTCTATTATATCCTATATTATTTTGGCTATTTGAGATAGTTGGTGGTAATACACTTTTATATTTTTTTGATACCAATAATGCATGGACGTATGAGTCACCATACAATGCATTTAATAATATGATTAGATTAGATTACTATTTTTATTTCATGTTTCTTGGAATTATTTTTAACTATATTGATTTTCTGATTGAGAATTATATTTGATTAAAATGATGCATATTTTGTATAATCAAATACTTTTTTGTATGTAATATCTGATGAATCTTCAATCATTGATTCTTCAATCAATGCCATATCGCATATCTGACTAATATTTGTAACTATCTGATATCTAAAATTATCATCAAATAATTTTTTGTTTGTTTGTTTTATTTTTAAAATATCGGATTCATTTTCTTTGGGAACAAAAACTAATCGAATACCTGCACGTTTGGCTCCAACTAGCTTACAATCAAGTCCTCCAATTGCAGTTATATTTCCATTCATATTTATTTCTCCAGTCATTGCAACACAATTCTTAACTTTTTTATTAAGAATTTTAGAAATAAATCCAAGTGTAAATCCACATCCAGCAGAAGGACCATCTTTATCAGTCGACCCATCGGGTGTATGAACATGTATACCAGACGGATGAGAATTATAAAAATTCTCACATACTGTATCATTTAAAAATCTAGTCGCAACTGTATATGAAAATCTGATAGATTCTTTCATAACTTTTCCTTGTTTTCCAGTTAATCGGATACTAAATTTATTATTGTTACCCATATTATTTTTATACACTATGATTGGAACAATACCACCAGACCCTCCAGTAGTAGCATAAAGCCCATTTACCACACCAACCTCATTAGATTCATGTATATGATTAATATTAATAGATGGTTTTGATAAATATGTATCAATCATATCTTTAGTAATTGTTATAGATTTTGTTTCTGGATTATTTTCAAATGCACCAACTCCATATATGCGGTCTTTATTTAGTTTTAATAAAATTGATTCAAATTTTCTTCCAATATTTCTAACACCTGATTCATTTGTAAAATTTTCTATCAAGTATGTTGTATCAGCATCACTTATATTAATTTTAAAATCACTCAATCCTATATCATCCAATAATTTTTGCAACATATAATCTTTGATAATTGTATGTTTTTCTTCTATTGAATAATTTTTCACATCAATAATTTCCATACGGTCAAGTAAAATTTTATCAATCTTACTTTTATCATTAAAAGAAAATATAAATAAAACTTTATTTATCGGAAACTGAACATCTTGAAAAAATTTATCATTATGTTCGCTATTTGAGTTTGGGTCAATAACATGAATCAATATATCTTGTATTTCATTTCTTCCATGATGAAAAGAAGTTTTATCCAGTTCATCAAAAAACATAATACATCGCGGTTTTCCTGCCTCTACCATTTTTTTTACAATTAATCCCGGAACCGCACCAGAATATGTGATAGAATGACCAGAAAGCACTGACCCATCATCCATCCCACCAAGATTTATTTGAGTAAATGGTATTCCAAGTGCTACACCTAATCCTTTAGCGATTAATGTTTTACCAACTCCAGGCGAACCACATAATCCTATTGCTTTACCGATACTTTTAGGATTACTAAACCATTTTCCTAATAATTCAATTATAGTATTTTTGCATTCTTTGTGTCCATATACTTGTTTATTCAATATATTATTTGTATTTTCCATTATATTTTTCCAACTCTTAATATCACAAGTATGTTCTGAAAATATATCATGATAATTTTCATCTATCCATGGAAAATCAGCAATTGTTTTAACATATAATAATTGTTTATAATACTCTGTATTTCCTGATTTCATTTCTTCTAGTTTTTCTAATGCTAATTTTTTTATTTTTATTGGAATTGAATTATTGAGTATTATTTGTTTTTTAATATCTATACCATCTGCATTAATATTATTAATTTTTTCTATTTCTGATTTTATTGAAGTATTTGCTTTATAGACTTTGATTTGAGAATTAAAATTAAGATTTTTATAAAATATTTCAGATATGATGGTAGAACCAATCTTAACATCTTTTATAAAACTAAAAAGTAATCCAGCATTATTATGATTTTCACCCATTAAAATTACATTTATCATTTTAAATTTTGTTTTCAAATCAGCATTTATAAAATCAGTAAATATAAATTTAAAATTATTATTCTTAGAATATTTTTCAAACAACATATATGTGTGATTGTATTTTTTAATAAATTTATTCATATCAGATTCCAATATATCTCCTATATTAATATGAGACATATATGTATCTAAAAAACTTTTAGGAATTTTTATATTATTTCTATTTTCAACTTCTTTATATTTATTATTAATATATGAATCACATATATCTGATGTTCTTATTATTATATTCAAACAATCTAATTTAAAATATCCAGTAATTTCCAAATAATAACATGGATACAAATCATCTAAATTTAGTTTTATGGTGTAATAATTATCTAATAATATATCATATTTATCAGAAGTATTTTCTTTAGCAGATATAGTTAGTGTATCTGGATATCTTGTATCACAAACTAATACAGATAGAGAAACAAAATAATTATCCAGAATATCAAAAATATTTTTAGAATTATTTATTTTTTCTATAGATTGTTTGACCAATATATCTGTATATGGATACAATATTTTAATTATATCAGAAATTTTAGATATACCAACATGTATCATTATTTTTTGTATATCTAAATCAATCTCATTATATAGTGGAATATAAAGATCATCTATATTTGAATAATCATCAATAGATAACATTTTATATTTATCCAATACATGCATAAGATTAACCATATCCAAATTTCTTAACATATGAATATTTGTAAATACACATATATCTGTATTTAGATTTTTTTGTAAATTGATACAATCACTATATTTATTCTCATTCAATTCACTAAGTTTTGTATGATATAAATTTTTTAATTTACTAACTGTTTCATTTAATATTTTAATGTATTTGGTTCTTTCAGAATTACCTAATAAAAATGACTCATGTATGTTTTCTATATGAACCAACATGTTTTTTATTATCTGACATTTTTTATCATATTCTATTTTTAATTTATATAATAATAAATCTTTCACATTAAATTTATTCATATTATAAATAATTGAGGTAAAAATATTTTATATGGATAAACATTTATACAAATATAAACCAAAAAAATATATATTGTTAATATAAATATGTTATCAGTAAAATCAACAAAAGACCCAGTAAATAAATCAGATGATAAAAAAATATCTATCGGACAAGATAGTAAAGAATTATCTCTTGTAAAAGGTGATAAAATAGTTGTAAAAGATGATAAAAAAATAAATCTTAGTCAAGATGGTGGAAAAATGCCTGTTGGAATTGAACAAAAAACTAATGATAAATTTCATTTACATCAACATACAAATAATATAAATATAGAAGTAGTAAGACCAGATACAAGTCAAATTATTATTGAACATCAAATTATAACAGACACTGGATTATGTAAATTTATATTTTATGATAAACAAAAAAGACTAATAGGTAGTTTTTCATCTGTTCAATTAATAAAATATATTACATCAATTTTTGATAATTCGTTTATGCAACATACAGATATGGGTAATTCGGTTCCTCTGATTGAAACATATGTGTGTACAATTAATCAAAAATCTTATAATTTTGAATTAAAAAATCATATGCAGTCACCATTTATGGGTAATATTGAAATGATATTAAAAATGTATAGTAGTATTAATTTATTTGAAAAAAAACACTTGATTGATGAGATTAATATGTGTAAAATAGATACTAAATCTAAAACAAAAATATTAAATATAATAAGACAAGTATCTTATGATATTTTGAATCATTTGTTAAAAATAATAAATAATATAAGCGATGTTATTAAAAATGATAAAACAAAAACAGCATTAAAAAATAAATTATTATCATATAGTGTTGTAATTACTAATAAAATAACATCATATGTTAAAGAAGAAATGGATTATCAAATAAGTAAATATTCTGATATGCAAAATGATATGATGCGAATCGGAACCATTCGAATCAAAATGGATAAAAAAGTAAATGAATTATCAGAAATAATTAGAAAACAACCATCTCAAGCATCTCAGGCATTTCAAACAGACAATATATCTGATACATCTGTAGAAAATTATTATAGTGAAAATGCTTCAAATAAATATTCTAACACACCCTCAATAAATATCTAAGTATAATATTATGAGTATAAGACAAAAATCTGAAGAATATCTGTATCATATTGATAATATAAATAAAATTAGTCTAACAATAAATAGAGTTGAGGAATTGTTAGTCAAAGAATGCGAACAAATAACATCTGAAATTAATAGATTAAAAAATATTATGAGTCAAAATATTGAGTTATTTCGACACATTCAATCAAATTTAATTAGCAATTAATCAAACATTAGAACAATTTGTGATTGAGTTGTTTCAACCATTCTAGTAGGATTAATTTTAATAATATCTTTAGATTTTTTTACTGGTATAACATCACTCACTTTATCTTTTTTTCTTTGTTTATCATCCTTATTTGACTGATTCATTTCCTTACAAATTTGTTTCAAGTTTTTATCAACATAGTTTAATATATGATTAGAAAATATCCATTTAAAAAAATTTAATTGTCCGAGTGTAGTGTAAATATTATCAGCTGATAATTTTTTGTCTTCACAAAACATATATCTAAATTTTTTTCTTCTTCTAAATGGGTCAAAATATCTTTTTTTATATGCTTTGAGCTGAGATTTATAACTAATTTTTACATCAAATATCTCTCCATCTTCTCTATTAGTATCAATATTTTTTTTAGAATATTTTGTTGCAAACCAATCTAATATTCTAAGTGATATAGGTGATTTACCTTCTATAATATCCAACATTTTATTTATATTATCCTCAGTACACATATTAAAAAATTTATCTATCATCTTATAATAACATAATTCTTTAACATTAAAAAATGTTTTAAAATCAACCTGATTATGCTCTATAACTGAGTCATCATTAGATTCTGATTTATAAGAGTCATATGAATCATCTGATTGACTAGCTTCAGATTCCGAATCACGCATTATATTCAAAAAATATATTGTGTGCGTTTAAGTAATTAACAAATATTATATGAATAAAATATATATGATTGAATCAAATAAAAAAAATATGAATATATATTTATCAGGAGGTGGAACCAAATGTGCTTTTCAAATAGGATTTTTATCAAATATAATTAAAAATGATTTATTTATTAATAATATTAATATCTCTAACATATATTGTGTTTCATTTGGTTCATTTGTTGGAATATATTATTTGTTTAATAAACTTGAATTATTAAAAAATATAATGATAAATGATAGTTCTCTATTAATGCGTAAAATATTTGACTTATGGGGAACATATAATTTTTTTTCATCAATTCCTATAATAGGAAAACTATTTATCATAATATCTGATACAATATGGATTATAAAAAGCATTGCCAAAAAGGGTTTTTATGATATAACTTTTGCATATAATGCTTTAAAAAAATTATTTGAATCAATTACACCAGAAATTAAATCAAAACTTTCTAAATTTAATTGTATGGTTTTTAATATAACAAAAAATAAATTACAAATAATAAATGGTTCTAATCCTAAAATAATAGAATATATTGTTGCATCAATTTCCTGCTGGGGAATATTTGCACCTATCAAAATCATACAACCAGATGGAAGTATAGATGAATTTATGGATGCAGGTATAATACAAGTTCATCCATATAGTAATCTTACAAAACGAATATTATCAGATAAAAAATCAATAAAATTATTACTTATGACGAATACTTTAGAATGCATCAAAAAAGCTAATTTGCACAATACATCTAATTTGATAGAATATTTGATAGCAATAATTTCATTTTTAATTGATAGAAATGATTATCGAATTATACGAAATATAAAACAAAATAAATATAGTTATTTGATAGAATATATGCCAAAAGTAACCAAATCAAATGATACAAATAGTGAGAGAATCAGACAAACATTTGATGATGGTATTCAATATAGTAAAATTTTTTTAGATAAATTATTCTGATTTAACTGCTTTTTTTCTAACAACTACTTTTTTAGCATCTTTTTTAGCATCAGATACAATTTTACTAATCTGATTTTGGTCAAGATTAATATCATCTCCTTTGGTCTGAGTATCTAAAGTTGTTTTAATATTTAATCTTTTATCTGCATTTATATTTTCATCATATATTTCTTTCTCAATTGTTTGATTGATTATAAATCTAACAACTTCTACTTGTTTGGTTTGCCCCATCCGATAAGCTCTACCAATTGCTTGCCATTCAGTATTTTTTCTATACTCATATGTTCCACATACTGGATCTAATAATATAACCATTTCAGCTTTTGTAAGATTAGTTCCTGATGCAGAACTCTCCGAAGATAACATAATAACTTTAATATCCTTGTCTTCATTGAATTCTCTAACAGCTTTATCACGTTGCCATACATTTCCTTTGCAAAATACATTTCGGATACCATAATTATTGAGAATCAAACCAACATTTTTTAACATCTCATCCCATTGTGAAAAAATAATACAATGCTTATCAACACTCTTCAAAAAGAATATTAAGTTTGCTAACTTTGTTCCAACTTTTTCAATTAATGATTGTTTATCGGTAAATTCCTTATCTTTTCTATCTCGCTTGGATGTAATCATATAAATTTCATTAGAACGACATATTTTTTGACACATTGGACATTTATTTTTTTCTTCAATAAATGGTTGCACACAATTATAACAGAATATATGCCCACATCTGGTCACTCCCAAATCATTACCAGTAACTTGACTCAAACAAATACCACATTTTTCATTATCTGGATTTTCTTCATCCGAATCACTATCAGCTTTGGTGATTTGTGTAGTTTTCTTTAATCTTTCCATCACACTATTAAAATAATCAAGAGTTGATTTTTTACCAGTATAATCTTTATTAAGAATAATAAGTTTTTGTTTTAATTTTTCATCAATTGTTTTTAGTTCTTCAATAGATTTTGGAATATTGTGTAACAATCTAATACCAATTATTTTATTAATTTGTTCTTGAGTGCTATCACTAATAATAATAAGTGGTTTTTTATATTCTTTGCTATCATCATCAACATCTTCTAAAATATTTAAATCGATATTTATCTCACTTACAATATTTTGTATGTCTGATTCTTTGCCTAACTCTTTTTCTAATTCTTTCATCTCTTTTTCATCCTCTAAATCTTGACCAATTTCTATTTTAGTCCGATATCCTTCTTGTTTGAGAAATTTAGATTGTCTGTGATATTCATGAGTTTTAATTTTTCTGGTAATTATTTTAATACGATACTCAATATATTTAAATTTTTTGTAAGCAAGATTTGTTGAGTCTTCATAGTGTTTTATCATCATTGTCTCAATATCATTTAGTGATTTACAATTAGAAAGTTTATCTTTGATTTCATCAACAATTTTTGGGTCACAACAAATTTGTCTCAACACTACATTATATTTATCAATATTAGGATTAGCCGCATATGCATTGTATATCATCCATTCAGTTGATGAAAAATCTAACCAAACTACATGTTCTTTTAATGGTTTTAATTCATATTCTGATTTGATACTTTGTTTAGTATTGCGTCTGAAGAAGAATGATGATAAATGATTTTCTATATTTGTATTTGTAAAAATATTTTTTTCTATTGTATTAGAATAATTTGTTACAAAATCAATCATATGCGATACCACAATATTTGATTTATCAAATGGAGTAGCAGTTACTGTCCACTTATATGTTGCTTCAAATAGTTTTAATAGTTTTATCATATAATCATACTTGGTAACAGTATATATCTCATGAAATTCATCAATAATAATTCTATTCCAATGAATCAATAAAAGTTGTGGATTTTTTTCAAATATTTTACTAAAATCTTTTCTAATATCTGAACTTAATTTTGCTATCAGATTACTTGTTGTCTGATGAGAATATCTGTATGATTTGACATATGATGATGATTCGGAGATTTGACTCAACCAACTATCCAAAAAACATTTATTTCCAAGAAATGAAAATGATGTAATTACAAAATCAGCATCCAATAAGTCCTGATAGGTATATTTATTAAGATGAGTTTTAGTAAAAAATAATATAATTTTTAGATTATAATTTGACATAATTGTATTTTCTATTTCTCTCGACCACTGACCAACAAGTTGATTGGGGCAAATAATAAGTGTAGCTTTACTAAATATCTTATCATATGATTCGTTATAATAATTAATATTAGATGGTTGATTTATCAAAGCCAAACATATCATCTGATATGTTTTACCTAATCCAACTTCATCAATCAATGCACCACCACCAAATACTAATTTATTTCTATTATTATTTGAAACAAAATCTTTTTTAATTGTATCATACACCATATTTCCCATAGTTATTTCATCATTTAACGAATAATAAATTTCCTTTTTTTCTTTTTCTCTATCTATCAACCATTTAATAGTTCGTTTTTGATAATCATACAAAGGAAGCTTACAAAAATGAGGTTGAGGTTCTGATAATTCCAATATATTTGGACTATTTGTAGCTTTCTCAATAATACGAGTTATTGAATTAGTAATCATATTTTCTGCGGTATTTGCACTAAATCCTGATGTAACTCTTTCATATAATGTATGATAACTACAACATTTTATTAAGAAATCTTTATTAGGAATATATGATTTATTTAGAATATAATTTTCTATCTTTTTATCATCAATTACAACTATTGTAAATTTAAAATGAAAAAAAGAAGTTTTTGATTCAAACATATTTATAGTATACAAATCAAAATCTATGTTTGATGGAATACTAAATTGTTCTCCAAATTTATTAAATTCATCAATAGCATTAGAATTTTCAATAGATGTATAATTAGAATCAAATAGATTACTAATTTTAATATTTTTTACTAATTTATTATCATAATGATGAATAAAATTCCCCATACCATCATGTGATGCTTTGTCATACCATAAATAAGTTTTACCTTCGGAGTTCATATTTTTATAAATAATTATATATATATATTTAAATATAAATTTAATTAAATTCAATTTTTTTCATCTACAACTATATGACTCATAATACAACAAATATTTCTTTAATAAAATCTGATGTTAGTCTGACTGGTGCGGGCATTTTTTTAATTGAAAAATATAAAGGAAATGTAGTCGCAGTATTATTTGGTAAAAAAAAATATATATATGATGATCCGGGTGGTATGATAGATAGTGGAGAAACATATGCTCAGGCGGCTTGTAGAGAAACTCGAGAAGAAACAGCAAATTTGATTAATATAGATTCACGTATAATAGACAAAATAGCTATACCTATAATTAGTAGTAAATATGTATCATATATATTGTATGTTGATTCAATCAATAGAAAAGATTATCTACATAATGTTCGCATTATATTTGATAAATGTAAGTCAGATTGTTGGAAAGAAAATAATAGTATGGTTAGAATTGATTTAAGAAAATTATTAAATGCGGCTGCAAATAATAATTATAAGATAGAAGATATTAGAGGTAATCTGGTTAATGTGAGAGAAAGAACGATTCGTATAATTAATCAATCTCGTGATATATTGAATAATATATTGCTAGGTTTATCTCAACCTGTTAGCCTTTATAAAACAAAAGTAGAAAATAATCGGATGAATTGTTTGATAGGAACTTATAGTTATAAACCCATAGAATAGTTTGATATATTATTATTAAAAAAATAATAAATAAATAATCTTATAATACTACAAAAAATAACTTCAAAACACAATTAAAACACACTATAATATATTTATTGAGCATAATTGTTCTATAAATTTATTATTTTATAAAACTATTTAAAGATTTACTACTATATAAAATTATTATCAAATGCCTCGTTCAAATTCTAAAACCCAAGAAGTTGCTCAAGTTAAGCCACAAGAAGTAGAAAATAAGTCTGAGACTCAGGTTCAAACCAAGTCTAAGAGCAAGAAAGTTGTCAAGGAAGTAGCTCAGCCTGTTCAAGAAGTTGCTCAACCTGTTCAAGAAACTGTTACTACTGAAAAGGTTTCAAAAAAGAGCACTCGTAAGCCAAAGACTGAAGTGGTTGATGTTCAGGTTTCTCAAGCTCAACCATCAACAACTGAAACTCCTGTTGTTGTACCTGTTGAACAGGTTGTGACTGAGGTTGTTGATGAAGCAGATAGTCAGCGTAAATTTGTCTCCCAATATAATACTATGCACTCTGAACTTCGAGTGATGCGTGAAAATCTTCAGAAGATGCATTCTAATTTTAAGAAGCTTGATTCAGCTTATCGATATGACCTTAAGAAGTTGACTCAACGCAAGCCAAAGCGAACTTCCAGCCATGAACCAACTGGTTTTGCTAAGGCTAAGAAAGTTAATGCTAAGCTGGCTAGATTTCTTAATATTCCTGAGGGTTCGGAACTTACTGGTCCGCAAATCACTTCTGCAGTTTGGAAGCAACTTAAGGATCGTAATTTGACTTATGAAAAGGATAAGCGTGTATTTCGCACCAACAATGAGGTGACTGAGATTTTTGGAGTCCCAGTTGGTGTAAATACATCAACTGATCATCGTGATAAGGATGGTTTTAACTTTTGCAATCTTCAGACCTACATCACTCAGGCTAATCGTTCTGAGTAAATAATTTTTTTACTTTATAATTTAATATTTTTAATAAAGAATATTAAATATAGTTTTTTGTATATGCATAATATATGTATCAGAAAGTTATCAAATATAAACAAAAATATCAAAATTTACTGCAAGGAGGAGGAAATATACGAGTAGGATATGTTATACTATCAGACTTCGATATAGTAAATACTTTTATATCTACTAACCTTAAAGACGTAGATATTGAATGGATTGATTTATTATCTGATAAGAGATTATCATATGAGACAACATTATCTTGTGATAAAATAGTTATATTCATACGTACGGCTACTCCTCGATATATAGAAACGCTTAAAGACGCTAACTTTCTAACAAATACTCTACCTATATTTATCAGATTACATGAATCAAATAAGCCTATAATATGTGTGTTTATAAGAAAAGCTTTAATATTGACTGTACTTAAGGATGCTATCACAAATGACTGGATAAAATCAAAGTCACTAGCTATTCCACCGACAGGTAGTTGGCTTGAATCAAAGTCATTATATGAGTTAGCATTTAATAATGATATCCCCCCCTATACAATATCATCATATTCTACAACCGATAGAGATAATTTAATAACAGAGTTAAAAAATACATCAGCATCTAATAGTATACCTTATCCTGTAAATTTTAACGAACTATCTAATTCATTCATTACTGAGGATTATAAGAGATATATTCAAATATATACTAATAAAAAAATTCCAAAAATAGTATATCCTGATTATATTGCTCCTCGGGTCACAAATGAAATTAATAATACTATATTACCAATCTAACTATATTATTTTACAGCTTTGATGGGTACTGATTCTAACCATTCTTTAATTTTATCTTCTGTAGCTTGATTTATTTTGCTCCAATCAGAATATGATAGATTGTTAAAATTATCACAAAAATAAATCTTTTTATTTATAAATTTATTCATACTATCTAACAATATATGTTGAGCTTTATCAACCTGTAATAAAAATGACTCTGGAATATCATTCGCAAACCCTGTTTTTTTATAATTTTTTAAAAATTCTATCATAGAATCTAAAACTAATCTATCTATTTGTTTGTATTTTAATCCAATCAAATAATATTCTTGAGACTGTAAGTTTAATTTAGGTTTATAAATAATTGTTTGTTCAAATGATTGATAAAATAAATACAATAAATATATTTCTTGATTATTTGAAATTGGAACATATCTTTTTACAATACTACATCCCCCTTTTTTTGTTGTGCAAAATATCATCAAATATGTAGCGTATGATAATACATAACTTAAGTCACTCTGACTATAAGGTAAGCCACAATCAGCCGTTGTAAGGTCATTTTGAGAATATTTTTTTGAATAATAAATTATATTCCGATAATCAGTTATATCCCCACTCTCTCCAATTCCAAAATCATAATTTGATGGATACATTTTTAACAAATTAGCCTCATCACCAAATGCTTTTCTATCATCATCGGATTTTATAGTTTTAGGATTTAGACTTTGAGCTTTCCACTCCCAATTCTTAATATTAGATTCTGTATCAATATAATGTTTGAGTGCTAAAATAAATGACCCTGGAAGCTCGCATATATGAAATGATTTCATCATAGTATTTTCTTTGTTGATTATAGGAATTATATGCAACATTTCTGTCATTTTCATCCAGGCTTGTGAGACATATTGAGATGATAGATTAAATTTATTAATAATTTCTTTTGTTAATTTTTTATAATAATAATCTATTCTGACTTTAACTTGATGATATATATTCATATCTCTATAGTCTAATGCTCTGGTGACATATAGATTTTTTCTTATTGCTTTGTTAAAATAATTTGGAATATTATTAAAATTAATCGCACTATCTGGTTTAAATTTTATTAAATCATTAGAATGCGATTTAAATTTAAATATAATATTATCCTCATAACTAACAATATCTGTATAAATCTCTAGTTTCATCATATTTGTAAACTTTTCTGTCTCAAGATATGGTATGAGTGGAAAATCATATTTTTTACTCCATTGAATACATTCAAATAAATTTTTTATTCTATAATCTTCTATAATTTTATTAGTTAACATTTCTTTTTTATCAATTTTATATAAATCATATATATTTCGATATAATAGATAAAATGTTAAATAAAATTTATCATTATAAATCATAATATCTTTTTTTACTTTTTTGTATAAATTTTTCATATTTTTATCTGTAAAAACAATATTTTTAATATATTGTTTTTTACTATTTTTAATTTGTTGTAATATTTTTTCAATCATATTATTTGTAATCTTATGTTTGAGTATTAGATATGAGTATTTGTTTCTTTCAGGATTTATATCACTTGTTACAAAATAATATTTATCAAATAATCCACAAAATAATGTTAATATTTTAACAGAAAAATAATTATATATAGGTCCAATAGATAAGCACATATTTGCTCCCACTTTAAGTTTATTATAAATCTCTATTAGGAAATCAAGCAAAAATATTTGTGTCAAATAATTATAATTTGATGGATTCATCCATGACTCTGTTGGTGATTCTATTCTGATATGATAATATACAAAATCAATTTTATCTATTTTATTTAGTTGATTAATATATTCCGAATTATTATTTATATTTATAAAGGTAGTATTTTTTATAGTATTTTGTTGATTTATTTTATGTGATTTTCTGGATTCTGCAATAGTAAACTCAGTATATAATGTTATTAGATGTTTTGGATTATTTGTAAAATATTCATCATTTATTATTTGAATACTGTCTCCTATAAAACTATAATTAGTTATTTCATAAATATCTTTAAAATTATCTTCAATCAGATTATATTTCTTATTTATTTCAAAAAAAAATAAACTAGCATTTGTTTTAAATTTATAGTTTAATATGTTCATATAATTATTAGTATCAGGTATATCTTTTATAGTTATTTTAGTATTATCATTATCTGTTCTAAAATATAATCTATTTTGTGGATATATATGTTCATATGGATTTAGCAAAAATAAATATTTTTCAAGACTTTTTTTATCAATATGAATTATATGATTCTGATAAATTTTATCTAATTTTTTCCAATATATGCTTATAAATTTTTTATTTTTTTTTGGAACTTCTTCAATAGTAGTATATTTTAGTTTAATATACTCACCACCACCACTAAATTTCCATTTTTTATAATGTATAGCATCTGATACTTTATTAATTTGTATTTTTTTTAACTCTTGAATACCATCAAGTTTTTTACTAACCAAACATACATGTTCAGACTTTTCTGCATCCGGATTCACCTCATAGAATGAATACTCATAGTATTTTGAGATTTGATTTATCTCACTATAAGTTATGTATGGATTATATAAAATACATTTAGTAAATATAGGATTACCTAATGGTTCAAATAATGTAAAATACTTATATCTGATATTCCAACATATAATTAATTCTTGTGGATGAGTTAGTGATGGAATTTGCATTATACCCAAATAATGATATTTTGATGCAAATCTTGTTAAATTTGTCTTTGATAAACTTTCAACATCTGTTGCAAAATGTGCAGGAAGTAATTTTTTGTATATATATAATAGATTTGCTTGTTTGGCTTTATTTTTTACCAATTCGCTTTTTAGATATAATTTATTTATATCAAATGACCAAAATAGTAGTTCAAATGTATTTGAAAACATATTTCTATCCCAAACAGCAGGTCTGAATTTATATTTACTACAATAATGCTTGTATGATTCCAGTTCTGTATCCAAACCAAATATAGAATATGGTCCAGTATCTTTATTTAATTCAAAAATTTTATTCAAATCTTTATTTTGCTCAATATGTGCAGATAATAAATTATAATTAGGATGATTTCGATATGCTGGATTAGACCTCTTTGAAAATATTATTTGTTGCGGATTAGATTGGTCATCAGACTTATCGGGTAATCGTAAGTATATAAATTCTGGAAAAATAAGACGATTCATTAATCTAATCTTATTTAGAGTAGTGTGTATTTTTTGATAGATAGGATTTTGGGATATTTCTAAAGTTATATTTCCACAACTTTTAGTATATGCTTCTATAAATCTACTAATCAGGTCTATTTGTTGATTTGTACTCATAATAGCTGGTGTTGGGGTTACATGATATTTCTCACAATCTATTTTTTCATATAAATCATATTCTAACAATAAATATTTTTCTAATAGATGTGGATCATTAAGTGAATCATATCTAACTTGTCCAGTCTCAATAAATATTTGAAAATCATCATAAAACTCTTTGATGCTTTGAAATATTTTTTTACAAAATAATTTATATATCTCACATTCTACAAAAACAAATATAATATCTTTATTCGGGTTAGGATTAAATTTAGGATTAAGTTTAGGCATAGGTAATTCTAAATATTCTATTCCAGATAATTGTTTAAGGTAAAAGTTAATATTAACAAATAATTGATTGATATCTAAATCATATCCATATTTTTCTATCAAATTGATTATATGATTATTAATAAATATTATAAGTTGTTTGAATAACTCAAACTTTATATTCTTGCTATCAATAATTATACTAACTGTATCTGACAACCATCCATATAAATTAATTTGAAACTTTCTTAATTCAAGAAAAAGTGTAAAATTATCAAATTGATATTTGGTATAAAAATATTTATTATCAAAATCGTATATCGAATACATCTTACTTAACTGATTGATATGCTCAACTGATTGATACTTACCATCTTTTTTACCATACATCTTATATGTATCAAAAAGAGTATCTGTATATTTATTAAAGTTATTTAAAAAATCTTCTTCTAACACATTATCTAATTTGCTTAGCAATTCAATATATTGAGTATCAGATATATAAATATTTATACCTGACTCTGGATTTGATAATTTATAGAGATGCTCAGATTCCCCTTCATTTAATGCTATCATATCATCCAATACTTTAATAATATTATCATTTGGATAATTTAATAGTTGGGTATAAAAATCTAATTTATCTTTATCAACTCTATCAAGATTAGGAAATAATATATGAGTATTTGGTCTTTTATCAGCAAGTCTTCTAATATATGTATGTTCGAAATATGAAATTAATTTACTAAATTTAATCCTATATTGTGATATTTTTGGATTATCCATATATTATGAAATTATATTTTATATTTGAAAAAGAGTCATTCGGAGTGTGCTTTTAATAAAACTCAGATGCTCACATATCTGATGATTCTTAATACTATATATTAATAGGTTGATTAAGTTAATCTGAATTTGACTCATTCCCTCTTCCCTCACAATTTGTTTGTATAATTTTAAAAATTCAGAATTTCTGTCTGATTTTCCAGTATTAATAATACCATACTTTGTCCAAAAATCAAGAATTTTTTGATAATTAGCCAACATCATACCTTTGCAAATAATATATGAACATAAAGAGGTAGATTGATAAATCTTAATTTTAAATAAATCTTTGTATTCAGCACCTCCATACCAGCATATTAATTTTGCAATTTGATAAAAAGTAAATAACATTTCATATCTTATCACCTCATCAAAAGATATATTTTTTAATTTACCATATAATATACTATGTATAGTTAAAGCAAGTATTTCTGTATATGCTTCATTTGCTCTGTCTGTACCATCAATCTGAAATGTATTATGACAATGAGTTTCTAATTTATTTATAATATTTGAATGTGAGTTAAAATCCATATCAAAATAATGAACTAATTCGTGTATAAAAACTTTATAAAATTCTTCTTTTCTCCATAACATCATCTCTATACCTGTTAGAGTTGAACCACTATTAATATTCTCTGCTGAAATAAATTTTTTTGCTGTTAGATATTTTTTTTGATTACCATAGAATACTGTTAGATTAACTTTAAGATCAGAACCAGATAATAATTGCATAAATTCAACTATCTGATACATTAATCCAACCTGCGGAGGCTTAGTAGCATTCACCCAATACAAATCCAAATTCATAATATCAGTCTGATATTTCTCATAAATTAAATCTGATGTTTCGGCGTGTATCATTGTATCGATAAAAACAAAATTATTATCATATAATAGTTGGTGTAGTTTTTTTCTATCTGGATGAGGTTCTGATAATATTTTATTATATGTTGTATATGATTGAGATATTTTGTTAATATTTATTAGATGATAATTTTTTCTCCACCAATCAATAAATATATCAAAATTATTTAAATTTGGCACAGAATCAAAATATTTGACTAACAATCCATCATTATATGCAGATAAAAGTAGCTGATAAATAATAGGTTTTGTTTCTGATATCTTTTTAATTTGAGATTTATATGTTGAAGTTAAAGATTTATATGGCAAATTTATAATTTTCTCAATAGTATCTGATATATATTTTACACTATTTTGATAATTTGTTTGGGGTAAAGTATCTGCAAAATTATTATCAATATATGTTTTTAACTTTAATGAATATTTATTCATAATATATATTAGGAATAAATAAAAAATCAATCATTTGTTTTTCTTTGAACCAATATTGATGTTGGTGTTAGGTTAGATTTTGGAGTAGATAAATTAGATTTTATAGATAAATTTGATTTTGGAGTAGACAAGTTAGATATTGTGATGGTTGTGTTGGGTATATTTGACTTTGTATTGGTTATATTTGACTTTGTATTGGTTATATTTGACTTTGTATTGGCTACATTTGATTTAATTTTTGATATAATTGGATTCAATATAATTTTATTACTATCTGATGCACCAATTATTTTATCTATCTGTGAAATTACATCAGATTCTTTTGGTGAACATATAGGTGTAAGACAATATTTAAATCTAAAATTTTCAATTAAATCTTTTACTGAATTACAATTATATTCAGTTACTTCAATTCTGTCTAACTCAAATATTGATATTAAACTGTCAGTTGATGTTCCGGATATACTATCCATACGATCAACCAAATTACTAATATTCTTAACATCTGATTCACATATTGTATTGTTTTCTTTTACAAACATTGATATAAGACTTTCTATTAAAAATGTTTTTGATACTGCTGTGTCTGATAATTGATTTTCTCCAATATTTATCCATGCCATCTGAAGAATTGGATGTCGGATTCTTATAGCTGAACCAAATATTGATTTTTCTAAATTTATCACAATCGCAATAATCGGATTAATCTCTTCAAAAGTCTTTTCCAATTGTTTTTTTATTTTTGATGGTTTTTCTTTAATAAGTTGTTTTATACAAATAAAACATCTAGAATAAGATTTTATGGGTTCTGAACTTACCACATCATTATACCATACTCTGAATTTCAATAGAATTTTATGAAATGTTGATAGTTTGTTACCAAGATTTTGCAATAATCCAATTTTTAGCTTATGTTCGATTGGGATATCTTTCTTCCATAATCCTAATATTTTAGACACAGATGCACATAATATATTTATTGATTCTTCATAAATAGGTAACTGATCAAAATTAAGTAATTTAATTTCTTTAATTGTGTCGTATTCTTTTTTAATCATAACTCCTACATCAAATATATGTTTTAGTATACATCCACAACTATCCATATATTAATATTTGATTATATGTTTTTATATAATATGTTTAAATATTGTTTTTTTTTTCCTTATCTTGTTAGTATAAGAATGAATTATTTTACAAATAATCCTCAACAATCCAAAAATCCGTATATGAATAATAATCTATTATCAGAATATAACAAACAATCAAATTCTAATCCTATCATTCAAGCAAATATAAATGATCCAAATTTCCACAATAGAATCAATTTAGCAAAACTAGAGCAAATGAGAAAAATAAAATCTGTTGGTGAAATGGGATTAACAAATAATCAACTTACTAATTATATTATTAATCCAATCAAAGTTGAAAGAATGAATAAACAAGAACTATCAAAAATACACACAGAAAGAGAAACAACATATCTAAGTTTACAATCAAAAGTAGATGCATCAGCTTTACCCAAATTATTAGTTGAGTGGTATAATGGAAGAAAAAATACACCTTATAAGAATATTCTTAAAAATGAAAATTATAATAAATTGTTTAAACAAAAAGAAGATTTGATAGTTCATAAGTATACACAATTAGATCGAGACCAATCCGTATTAGAATCAGAATTAAATAATCTGATAAAGTCATTAAAAAAAGCACAAAATGATATTAGAGAATTATATGCTGAATCAAAAGAAAATGATTATAAAAAAGAATTTGATATACTGATTAGGTCTGCTGATAGACAAAAATATGACCCCAAAGATTATAGTTCATTAAAAGAATTTTATAAAAAAGAACAAAAGAAAATTTCAAGAGATGTAAAACGATTAGATGAAATGATAGAGATGATGCTTGGAACCGAACAACTCACCAAAGAAGAACAAGATGAAATTAATAAATATAGAGATGAAAAAGAAATAAAACTTAATATTTCTCAATCTGTAGAAGAATTGGAAAAGAAAGTAGAAAAAGAATTAATCAAAACTTTAGAGCAAGCAATATCTGATACACAATCTACTCAGATTAAAAAAATCAATAGAATCACAACAAAATCAAATCCTATCAAACCAGATATCAAATCAAATCCTATCAAACCAGATATCAAACCAGATATCAAACCAGATATCAAATCAGAAACTAATAATGTTGATGATATTTTGACAAAATATCGAAATAGAAAAAAAAATTAATTATCTTCATTTATCATTGATTCAATAATTATATTTTGTTTATCTTTGATAAGTGTCATAATATCTGTTCCCATCTCTGAAGATTCTTTGCTTTCTATACTAATAATATGTATGGGGTTTTGTTGAACAGTTTTGATACAATCAATTGGTTGAATGTTTTTCACATAATCAAATAACATACTAATTTTATTTATTTTCTCTTCATATTCTTTGACACATATCAAAATTCCTGACTCATCTGATTTATAAATAAAAGTCAAATATTCTGTTATTTTTGCTTTCAATTCCTCTAATTCAGATGAGTTATCAAATCCTCCATCTTCTATCAAAAGTCCAATAACAATACATAAATTTTCTAATTCATCACGCTTACTAGACTTTTCGTCAAATATTTTTTCTCCATAATGTTCAAATACTTTATTACAAGTATTATTTATCTCATCAATCTTTGACACATAGTCTTGTTTGGTATATGTATCACTAATATGCATCCACAACAACGTATCATCCACATAATCTTTTATCTCACCCATATGTTGTTGAGAAATTTTTAAACTATTTGATGTCAAAATATCAAATACCGAATAACATAAATCAGTTATTGCTTTTCTAAGTTCCTTAATATCAGCAACCGATTCATCAGATAATCCACTATTTGATATTTTCTCAAAACTATTTTTATTATCATCTTCATCTTCAAATATATTAGTTCCAACAGAATTATATGTTCCTGTCATATCTAATACATTATCAGAATTTGCTTTTAATATCATCACACCATATTTGTGTTTGATTGATTCTAATGTTTTTTCTAATTTATCAGTATCATGTTGGTTCCATTTACAACCATACAACCAATCAGTAATTTTCTTAATATCAGTTGTAATTATTTGAGTATCTTTTTCAGATAATTTAAATTCTTTATTTTTAATATTTATCATAATAGTATTACAATAATCATCAATCTGATAATGATACATTTTTTTATGTTTTTCTAATTCATCTCTGATTTCAAAATCAACAGCTTCTTCGATTAATTGATTTATTTTTTCTGCAGATAATCTACCTTTATTAGAAGTTACTGATAGCGAATTTTTTTCATGTGTTTTTTTATCTTCAGCACTAACAACTATTATTCCATTAGAGTCTATATTGACTGATACCAATATTTCTGGTAAGCCACGTGGAACTGGTTCAATACCTTTTAATTCAAACTCTCCAACAAAAAAATTATCTTTAGTCATTGCTCTCTCACCCTCATAAATTTTTACTGTTATGCTATCAGTATAATCTTTATCAGTTGTATAAAGCCTTTCTTCGCTAACAGGAATTATACTTCCTCTTTGAATCAAACAATCCATCACACCACCCACAGTCTCTATTCCTAATGATAAAGCAGTGCTATCAAGTAGTGTAATTGAATCAGAAAAAGCTTCTTCTTTGTGTGAGAGTATATGAGCTTGTATGGCTGCTCCGGCGGCAACTGCTTCATCTGGATTAATTGTAATATTTGGTTCTCTGCCATTAAATTTTAATCGGATGAGTTCTCTAATTTTAGGCATTCTAGTCATACCTCCAACTAAAATTACTTCATCAATATCATTTGTTGTAATTTTTTCTTCTCTCAATATATCTTCAATCGGTTTTAACACACTAACAAATAAGTCACCACATATTTTCTCAATATCATCACGACTCACACTAACAACCAAATCAAACACTTTTGTATCAGTTTCATAAAATTCTCCAACACATATATTTGTTTTGGTTGAAACAGATAATATTTTTTTTGCTTGTTCGCAACCTGTTCTTAACTTTTGTAAAGATATAGCTGATAATCCATTTATTTTTTCTATCTTATTTTGTTTTTGAAATTTTGCTATAGTGTAAGCCATCAATCTATTGTCAAAATCTACACCACCAATTCTTGAGTTTCCACTCACACACATAACTTCAAATATACCATTATCTATCTGCATCAAAGAAACATCTAGTGTTCCTCCACCAAAATCATATACCATAATTGTTTTAGGTTTATTGGATCTATGCATCAAACCATACGCCATCGCGGCTGCAGTTGGTTCATTAATAATACGTATACATTCCAAACCAGCTATAGTTGCCGCATCTTTGGTGGCTTGTCTTTGTCCATCATTAAAATGAGCCGGTATAGTGATGACTGCCTTACTGATAGGTTTACCTAAATAATTAGATGCTAAAGTTTTTGCTTTACTAAGAATCGCAGCACTAATTTCTTCTGGTGTAAAAGTTTTTTTATTATTAAGTTCTGATACCAATATAATATTATCAGAATCATCACAACCAATCTGATAAGATAATAATTCTTTTTCTTTCATAATTATTGAATCAGATGCTTTTCTTCCAATTAATCTTTTTACTTCATAAAATACATTTTTTGTATTAATATCTTTTTGTTTTTTTGCATCTAATCCTACATATCTGTTTATATTAGTAAATCCTACATAGCTTGGAATAGTTCTATTCCCATATTCATCTGGAATTATTTCTAAGTTTCCATTTCTCCATATGCCAATACAAGTATTAGTAGTTCCTAAATCAATACCAATAATATCATCCTGAATCAAATATTTTGTCATATCTTCTGTTATTAAATTTGTCGTATCTTCTGTCATTGCTATATAAAAAACTATGATTATATTTATGTGCGTATAAACGTATATTAAAAATATTTTTTATTAGTTGAATATAATGATATTGGAAAAATATAATTATATTATTATGTGGATTATTCCTGTATTGACTCTATTTCTTCTTTTTTGTTATATGATATCTGAAAACAAAAATAATAAAATGAAAGAATTTATTAAAAGACTTTAATCACTATCAGTTGTTGAATTTTTATCAGATTCTTCTACATCTGAATCATATGATTCTGAATTAGGTTCTGGTTCTGAATCTGAATATATTTTTATTATCTGAGAATCAGATGATTCTGATAAATCAGTTTGATTTGCATTCAAATATGTTTTTTTAAAGTTTTTAGACTTATTAGAATCCGATTTGTGTGAATCCAATTTGTGTGAATCCGATTTGTATGAATCCGATTTGTGTGAATCCGATTTGTGTGAATCCGATTTGTGTGAATCCGATTCATCTGCATCTGAATATGTTTTTTTTAATATTTCATATTTATCTGATTTATCAGAATCTGATGTGTATGAATCAGATTTATCCACATCCAAACATATTTTTTTATCCGTCTCAGTAAATGAATATTCATCCAAAGTCATATTATATACAGGTAATGCATCAAATACAATTTGTCTCATACTAATAATTGTATGCATTTCATTATTTTTCAAGTCTACCACAACCGAATGAGGTTCAAAAATAATTCGTGCCATATTATCTGGTTTTAAATATTGTGTGATATCATTTATTTGTCGTTTATCAGATAGATAAAATTTAGTTTGTTCTGAATATCTAAATACTATGACAGATTTTTTATAAAATTCATTAACTGTTGTTTTATATTTGATATTTTTCAAACCATACATGCTAATAATTTTAGATTTTTTAATAAAATTTATAATATGATTATCCAAACAATCATAAAATTTATTATCTGAATCAGACTCGCAAATAATACTTTTATCTGATACTTCAAGAATTCGCATCATATTTGTTTGTATAAATAAATTAGTCAATATATTTGATGCATCAGACAATATTTTTATAATCAAATTATCAGATACAACTTGTGGTTGATCAAATACAATATTTTTTATATTGACTTCTGATAATGTAAATACAACAGGCTTAATATTCATTATATAATAATATATAATTATGTTTTATATATTGTCAAGTCATAATATAAAAATTAAGTCTTTTTTCCCTTACTCTTTGCAGGAGGTGTTGCTTTTTTAAGAACTGGTTTAGGTTCTGATTCTTCAGATTCTTCTTCCTCCTCATCTTCCTCATCTTCATCTTCCTCTTCTTCCTCTTCAGATTCTTCTTCAGATTCTTTAACTTTTTTCATCAAATCTTTATTATGTGCAGGTTGAAGAGAAGATTTACCATTTTCTGGCTTAAATACTACTTCTGGAGTCTTGGGTTGAGAGACAGTTGTAGCAACAGATTTACTATTTTCTGGCTTAAATACTACTTCTGAAATTTTGGGTTGAGAGACAGTTGTATCAACAGATTTATCATTGTCAGATTTTGCAGTAATTGTTTTATTTTTATTTTGAAATACACTTTTTGATAAAGTAGTTCGTGCTTTGTTTGATGAAGGTCGTTCAGTAATAACCATTTCAATACATTTTACAACAATACTACATTTACGTTTTCCACTATCATCTGTATTTCGTGAAGCCCAAAATTTATTAATTTCAAGAGCAAATTTAGCTTTACATTTCCAGGGAAATAATCTACGCATATCATCCAAACAATTAATTTCTTCTGGAACTTCATTTGGTTCTCCATTGCTATCAATATTTCTAACAGTAGTTTTGATTCGCATTGGGTCATCCTTCTTACGATTCTTATCATAATGTGTGAAAAGTTTTACTTTGACACGTCGATATGATTCTTTACTACTTGATTTTTCAGCATCATCATCATCATCTTCATCCTCTCCTGTTTTTTTTACAAATGATATATATTTAAGTTTCTTGATTGGTGCTTTTACTTTAGTTTGTGTATTAAATGTCTCTACAAAATCTTTATTACCATCTGTATTAATTTTAGTTACAAAATATTCATCCAGAGGAACAAAACAATTTTTATCTAAATCTTGTGCACCTTCATCTGTTTCTAAAAGTGGTAGCCAAAAATACATACAGTCATTATCTGTCTTTCTATATTTTTCATCAAGTGATGGGATTCCGCCTTTTTCCATAGAAATTTCATCTGTAATAATAATACATCGTTCTCCTTTTTTGTCAACACTTTTATCTTCATTAGTATATCTGTATCGTGGAAATCCAGTATATTGAGGTTGATCTTTTTGTTCTGGTCCATCTCTTATAGTATCCAGATAAAAGTATTCTGTCTTAAAATCGCATGCATTAACATTCTTCATATCTTCATCTGATGATTTTGAAGCATAGGTAGTTCTGTAATTATTAGTTTCAGTAGTCTGGTTCATTTTTATTATAATAATTCATAGAGATATAAGATAAGTTGTTAATATGTTTAAAAATCAATTTTTTTTATCATATAATATTTTTTTAACTCATATATATATAGAATGTCTAAAAAATCAAAGAGCTCCGGTGAATCAGGTCTAACGTTTCTACATAAACTCGAAAAACAAAGTATTAAAGATGGTGTAAAGATGGTTGAGGAAGAAATGATTACAGAAGGTTCTCGAGGTATTATGATTAAATACTTTAGCAACAATAAGGGTGAAAAAGAAAAAATTGTTATTACTGGAAAAAATGGTGAATTTAGTATGCGAACAATGAAAAATGGCGAGTCTGATGAGAAGAAACTTGATAAGAAAGAATTTTTAGCTGTAGTTGGTAAAAATAGAAATTTAGCTTTTGCCAAAGCATTTGCTAAAACTCAAGAAGGAGGTGAGTTGTTGTTTGGTGGTGCTAAAAAGCGTTCTAAGAAAGGTTCTAAGAAAGGTTCTAAGAAGAGTTCTAAGAAATAAATAAATTAGATAGGCATAAATATATCATTATTCTGTTTTTTAATAATATCATTTGCTAATTGTGTGGTATTGAGTTCAACAAATGTTTTACCAAAATCCATATCCTCCACATATTCTGATTTTTCTATCATCTCAGTATCTAGCGATATATCACAATATCCGGTTCCACCTTTGATGACTTGACCAGCCATAATTCTAGCACTAACACCCTTCATATGGTCAATCTCTCCATGAACCGCTGCATTCAATAGTTGGTCAACAGTTTTTTCAAATGAAGCTCTGCCTAATGGTTCAGTATCAGTTTTGCTCATACCATGTCTATCAATAGAATTTAAAACTCCATTATGTGTCATTTGGTCAACAATAAGACTTATATGTTGATAATTCAAATCATTCGCTCCTCCTCGCTCGTATGCGATAGAAATTTCTCTCAACAATATAGCTCTTGCGACTTCTATTCCAAATGTATTATACATTTGAACTATATCATTTGATACCGTTTTATTCAAATCAATACCAATCAGATATCTGATATCTTCAAGATTTACACCAGCTGCATAAATCACATAATGTTCATTTTTAACCACATTCCCCTCATCATCATAAGATATAACAAGTTCTTTAGGAATTGCAGGAATATTGCTAATAGAGTTAATACCTTTAAGTTTAAACTTATCAATAATTAATTCTATAAAACTATTAATGGTGCTCAAATCAAATTTATCTTTTTCTGTATCTTTAACATTAAACCTAATATGAATAATAGGTTGCTTGTCTGAATCAGTATTACACAATACACCTAATTGTGTGATTTTTGTAATAATTTTTTTTTCTTCTTTCTTCAGTATTTTTGTATCAGCATTTCTTTTATCCCACCAATTACAAAATTTACTTGTTATCTCTAACAAATTAAGTTCTTTTTCTAACATTTTTTCTCTATCAATTTCAATTCGAATCAACCATGGCATTCCTGTAATATCACTCTGACACCCGTACTTTGATGATTTATTTTTATAAAATGTATTACTAACACCATCTTCAAGCATAATCCCTTTATCCGCACTGGGTAGTGGGTCATACAATACAGTAATTTTACCTCTTATTTCTCCCAAAGTTGTATGTTTGATATATGATGCTATTTTGTTAGACATATCTTTTGATTGACGAAATTCTTCTGTCAGATATACTACCATTTGTGGTGTCTTTTGATTCTTCGATACACTTAACAGTTCTTTAATTCTCGGTACACCCTGAGTGGTTGCACTCATACTTGCAATACCTGAATGATGGAAACTATTAAGTGTCATTTGTGTGAGTGGTTCACCGGTGCTTTGAGCTGCAATAATTCCAATCATATCACCTGGTTCAGCTATATTTTTATTAAAATTATCAATAATTTGCTCACAAGCTTCATCAAATTGTTCTTTGCTCATCATATAGTCTGTGATGATACGTTTTGGAGATATCGCATCAAACAATGAAATTTTGAATATTGTTTTATGAACTATTTCATCTTTAATTTTCCAAGAATTTTTATTTTTTTTATTTACAAACATTAATGTTGTATTTTCATTGAGTAAAATATAATTCAATTTATCAAGAATATATTTAGGAGATAACTTACTCTTTTTTGAATCTACTCTACCATTAATTGTATCAATGATACGTGTCAGATTTACAGGCAACATAAATGTATTAGTAATAACTTTATAATCCATTTTTGCACACATAATTAATTTTCTAACAGAATTTCTCATATTGATAATCATATCATATAATTCATCATTATCTTTTTCATTAAAATCATCATATTGTTTCAACTCACTTGATGTAAATTTAAATTTTGATGCTACTTCAGAATTATTCATTTCTAACAAATTAATTTTATATTCATATTGCTTAGTTGTATCAGTTCCAGAATCTCCATAAACAAGTTGAATTATAGATTCATTACAAGTTCGGACAGTTCCATCATACTTAACCATAATATCTTCTAATGATTTAACAAGTCTTCTTTGTGCGTATCCTGTATCGGCAGTTTTGATAGCTTGTTCGATAATACCCAAACGACTAGCCATTAAGTGAAAAACAAATTCAGGAAATTCTAAACCACTAATAAAAGAGCTCTTAACTAAACCTCTTGAGTCAGCTCTATCATCTCCTTTGTGAAAATATGCTAGCGACCTACCCATATATTTCTTTGGCATTAATTTTCCTTCAAATGCTTGCAATCCTACACAACCTATCATTTGACCCATATTGGTAGCATCACCTTTTGAACCACTTCTCATCATAATACCAAATGCATTGTCTGGTTGTATATTTTCAATAACTAGCTTACTAGCATCATCTCTAATAATATTCATTTCTGAAAATAATTTTCTTTCAAAACTATCAACAGGCATTAAATCTGGATTATTCTCATTTTCTGTAATCATATAAGCAATTTTTAGATTTTTTGTATCAAATATACCATTAATCTGTTTTTTAATATTATCTGGAATAAAAGTATATCCAATACCTGCAGAAAATCCATTATACAGATTAAAGTTATTTACAAGTTTTTGTGTATTATCAATGAAATCTCTAGTTGTGTTGACACCATATCCATCCCATATTAATTGAATCAAATTATTCTTTTTCTTAGAACCTAAAATTTGTTTTGTAAGTTGTCCCTCAACCAATATACTATTTTTAATCTTAAGATTTGGTTTATTAACAGTTATTCCAGGAGGAAGAATCAATGAATATAATTCAGAACCAGAATAATTTTTTTTCTTTTTAATGTATGAAAAATCATCCAAAGTTGTATATGACATTATATTCATTGCATTTCTCCAATCAATTCTAATGGTTGGTGATGTAAGATTATATGCTCCCAACAATCCATCCTGTACAATACCTACAATTGTTTGACTGGTTGTGGGTGTGATAATTTGTCTCTCAACTGCTGCTAATTCTTCTAATTCAATATTAGTTTGAATGCTTTGACACAAGAAGATATTCATTTCATCACCATCAAAATCTGCATTGTATGGTGTGGTAATAGCTACAGATAATCTAAATGTTTGAAGTGTTGGGTCATTGATAATTTTTATTCTATGTCCCATCATAGATTGTTTGTGTAAAGTAGGTTGCCTATTTAGTAGAACTATATCACCATCAATAAGATGTCTCTCAACAACATCACCAAATCTAAGCTCAATCTTTTCTTTAATATATCTCAAGTCAAATGATAGCAATCTGGCTCCAGGCTTTCTGGAACTAATTGGAAACACAAAATTAGCACCTGGATAATTATCCCTACCATTCTTAACTAATTTAGTCAAATACTCAATATTATGCGGAGTTACTACTTCTGGAAATGTAAGAGTCATAGCTATCTTTACCGGAACACCCAATTGATTATTTCCAATAGTTGGGTCAGATGTAATAACAGTTCGGGCTGTAAAATCACCTCTTTTTCCCATCAAATTACCTCTCACACGACCTTCTTTGGTTTTTAATCTAGAAGCAATTGATTTAAATGGTTTACCCTTTTGTTCGGATTTTAATGTATATGCTGAATCATTTTCAAAATATGTCGCAATATGAAATTGAAGCAAATGTTGATGATCTGGATTATATTTTGAATTAATCTCACTATTTTCTTTATTTTTAATAATTCTAAGATTAGATTTAACAATATCAGCTAATTTGTGCGTCAAATCATCCTCAATAGTTGTTCCTCCCATAAAATCACCTCTCGCTGATGGTCTGACTTGAACAGGTGGAACAGGAAATACTTTATGAATCATATATTCAGGTCTAGATCGTTTTGGATCCATACCAAGAATCAAACAATCTTCATCAGATATATTTTTTAATATATCATAAACTATATCAGGTGTAAGAATTTGTCTTAATTTTTTTTTATTTTCAACTCCTCCCTCTCCGCTAATAACCTCTCCATCAGTCTCTGCAATTATATTTATCGCACCAGATGTTTTTTTAATCTCAATCTTAATTCTAGGTATAGGTGCACCACATCCATAATATTCTTTTTGACAATATGTAATATTTTTTGATGATTCTCTGATAAAAGTCATTCTTTCTTTTCCATTTTTAATTTTTAACAATTCTTTGACTTCTTCTTCATTTTTATACAATAAGATTTTGCTACATCTGGGACAAATACAAGTCATTATTTTTTGAATAAATGGTAGATATCCGATGTGAAAAACTACATCTGCTAAATCAATATGTCCAAAATGACCCACACAATAAGTGGTATTTAATCCACAAGTTGTGCAATTAATATCATTCCCACTCGTACCTAATCGGCTATCTATCAAACCACCTTTTTTGGGTTCGGAATTATCATGCAAATCTGGAATTGATATGCCTGCACCATCGCCCAGAGCACTCATTCTTTTTATTTCTTCATTTGATAAAACATCAAATTCAATATTATCAATTGTGGAAATCGTATCTATATCGACTGTATAATAATCCGTATCCATTTTGTATTATATATTAATATATATTTAAGTAATATAATTTATATAGTTATGATTAAAAATTCAATTTTTTAATCATCATCTGATAATAAAAATATATGGATTAGGAAGAATCAATCAAATTAACCGTAACTGTATTTGGAAAAGCATCCGATGCGATGCTGGCACTTTTGTAGACAGATATTTGTGTCATTCCAGTACATCCATCAAATGCAAGAGTCTTGATAGATTTGACGCGTGGAAAACTCAATGAATCTCCGAGTCCTATGCATCCATTAAAAGCATTTTCTCCAATATTTTGAAGGAGGGGTGCAACAAATCCAGTAATACCCACACATCCAACAAATCCACTATTTCCAATAGTTTGGAGGATGGGTGCGTTGACGGTTCCACTCAAACCAGTGCAACCTGCAAATGAATTATTACCTATAATAGATAATCTACTCATAGTTGGTAATGATGTTAAACTACTACATGCATTGAAAGCATTATCTCCAATAACATTAACTTTGTTCATATCACTTATAGTTGTTAATCCAATACAACCATCAAATGCATAATCTCCAAGTTTTTTAAGTCGGGGTAAGTTTATTGATGTCAAATTACTACATGCATTAAAAGCATAATCTTCAATAAGATTAACTCCTTTCACAACAGAGTTCCTATTCACATAACTAATATTAATAGTTGTTAATCCTGAGCAGTTAAAAAATGTATTATTCCCAATTTGGTTAACTCTTGGTAGATTTGCAATAGTAAGAGATGAACATCCATTAAATGCATAATCGCCAATTTTAGTTAACCTATTTAGATTCAAACCCGTATCTATATCAGAATTGGGTCCAATGCTTGTAAGATTTACACATCCATTAAATGTATTATTTTCAATTTCTCTCAGATCATTGGATTCAATACTTTGGAGAGCAGTCAGACCTTCAAATAATGAATCTTGTAGTGATGTCACACTTGATAAATTAATACTTTGGAGAACAGTCAGACCTGAAAATAATGAATCTGGTACTGATGTCGCACTTGATAAATTAATACTTTGGAGACCAGTCATACCTGCAAATAATGAATTTGGTACTGATGTCACACTTGATAAATTAATACTTTGGAGAGCAGTCAAATCTGTAAATAATGAATTTGTTACTGATGTCACATTTGATAAATTAA